GTAGGCATCGCTGGAAGTGTTGGTCACGTTCCAGTCAGCCTGGACGTTCACCTCGGCACCCGACTGGATATCCCTTAGTTTGGTCCTGTATGAGTCGGTGAAGTTGTTGTCGGTGTGAACATAGTTCGGGTCCACGACCGTGCCAGCGGTGGTGGAGATTGTCACTGCATATTCACTCTCCACCATCGTCACCCCGGAGCCGGCAACGAGTTCCTTCAATGGAGGCACGACCGGTATTGTCGGCTTATTCTTGATGAAGTCATCGGCACTGCTGTCGGACTGCGCCCAGTCGCTCTGTACGTTCTGTTCTGCACCGGCCTGGATGCCAGCGAGCTTCGTCTTTTCGGACGTGGTGAAGTTGTTATCCGTGTGAACGTAGTTGGCATCCTGGACAAGGTTCTGCGGCTTGTTCTGGATGTAGGAGTGGAAGAGGAATCCGTCTCGTTCCAATTTGCCTGCACGTTCACCTCAGCACCCGACTGGATGTTGTCAAGCTTGTTCTTATCGGCGTTCGTGAAGTTGTTGTCGGTGTGGACGTAGTCAGCATCCTGGACAAGGTTCTGAGGCTTGTTCTTGATGTAGTCCACAGCGGTGCTGTCTGCTTGTGCCCAGTCAGCCTGTACCTGCGGGTCAACGGTCGCGCTGATTACGTTGTTTGTAATAGTGATGCCGGTACCAGGCGTCAGCGTGTCCTGCTTGGTGTCGAGGCCGTCATCGAGTTCGTCCTTGGTAGCGAATACACTGAGGTCCGGCTTATTCTTGATGAAATCGTCCGCGGAAGAGTTGGACTGGTTCCAGTCGCTCTGTACGTTGACCTCGGCTCCTGCCGCGATACCGTTCAACTTCTGCAAGTCATCGAGTCCGAAGGTGTCGCTATTGGTACCGTCGGAAAGCGTAACACCGCCGTAGTTGATGGTCGTGGATGCATGTGTAGTGGTATTCTCCACAGACATCCCGTTCCCGCCGACAACAGTCTGTGTACCCTGTCCATTGAGGACGAGTGGCGACTTGACGGACAAATTGCCTGCCTGGTCGAAGTCGATTGAGGTGCCATCAACGCGTGCGGAAATGGTGCCGTTCTGAATCTGGATTCCGTTGCCAGGGGTTAGAGAGGCAGATGCTGAAATCACGTTGTTCTGAATCGTGATGCCTGTACCAGGTGTGAGCTTCTCCTGGATGTTGTTCGTGTTTACGGCAAGCGGGTTCGCGACTGTACCATCACCCGTGAGCGTGGTGTCATGGGCGACAGTCATCAGGCCACTACCTGCATCGCGCCATTCCGGATCTCCATTTTCGTCAACTGCGAGCACCTTGTCTTCATCCGCGGAAGTCGCCGGTGGGAGCAGCTGGTTGCCGCTCGGGATGGTCGGCTTGTTGCGGATGAACGACGGAAGAGAAGTATTCGTCTCGTTCCAGTCGGCCTGGACCTGCACGGACTGCGAGGGCTTATTGCGGATGTACGCGTCGGAACTGGGGTCGGTTTCATCCCAGTCAGCCTGGACGTTCTGTTCGGCGTTGTAGGATACCGTGTTCAGCTTGGTCTTGTCGGATGCAGACATGAGGCCGTCAGAAGAATCAGTGGCTGTAGTCAGATAGGAACAATGGACAGTAGCTACACCCTGGCGGTCCTGAGTGAAACGGTCGATTACCGCATACGATGCATACGACTGGTCCACGGGATATTGCAAGAGCTTGTAGCGGTCACCCACAATTTCCGGGATATCTTCTGCACCAAGAGCCCCGATATTGTCACGGGCGGTCTTCTTTTCTGCGTCCGTAGTGTCGGCACGCTGGTCTACGTTGTAGAGAACCTTGTTGATTGCGCCTTCGGTCATTCTTTGGCCTCCTTAAAATCCTTCTTCAACTCCATGAGAGTATCTATCACGGAGTCCATCTTTGTTAGTATCTGCGCTATCTGCGTGTTCAGTAGCGCTACCTGCTTGTTGCTGTCCGCCACCTGTGTAAACAGTAGGCCGATGTTGTCCTTGGCGAGCCCTGCGCTGAACTCCAATTTGAGCACCTTGTCATGCAGCTCGGCGCTGTCCTTGTCGCGGGCGGTCTTCGTCTCGGTCCTGTCCGTGGTGAGCTTGATCTTGTCGGTGATTACCTTCGCCAGAATGGCCAGGTTGGCTGCCAGCGATGTACATGCTATGATGAGCGCTGTAATTGTCGGGTCCATATAATGCCTCCTACGTATACTTCCAATCTCTTGGTATCTGCTCCAGTTCCGCTGCCCCGGTTGTGGTATTTTTCCCACAGTATGCGAACGTGTAATAATGATTACTCACGAGGCCAGTTGATGATGCATCATTGTACAGGTCAAGAGCGCCACCCGTGACCCTGAAACAATACACACACATGAAATTCATGTAGACGGCGGACGATACATCGAACCTGGGAAGGTATTGGAGCTTGGTACATCCGCCGAACGTCGAGCCCCAGTTGGTGACATATCGGGTGTCAAACAGGCACACTTCACGCAGATTGTGACAATTTGCAAACATGCCACTCAAGTCGGTGAGACCGGGCGCATTGGCACCCCATACCTTCAACAGATTCGGGTCGCCCAATCTATACCCTATATCGTGGTTTGGATTGTCATCCGGTTCATCGGTCCTGAATAGATCATGGAAAAACCAATCGGGGTGCTCCATTTCCGCCAAGGACACGTCCCACACATTGCCGTTACCGAAATGGTCAACGTGCGTCTGCGGTAACCCGAACGAAGGTATGATAGGCCCATGCGTGTCAAATGCATATTCGATACGGATCGTCCAAGGTGGAAGGTTGTACGGGTTCATATCGGCGGACGGATAGTACGCGAGCGTATGGTCACCATAGGTAAGCAACGAACCGTTGTATGTAAGTCCTCTCCAATAAGCCATAACTATCTCCTCCCCGCGATGTAGGCGCCGCTCGGCCCCACCGGCATCGCGCCGTTGAACAGGACCATGCTCGGAATGACAGGTCCCGGTGGCGTGTCGGGTTCCGCCTGTATGAGGTAAACTAGTGCAATGTAGGGCATCATGTTGTTGTGGGCGTCACCGGAACCTGCGTCGCCGGAGGTCATTGCAGGGCAGTCGGTGACCCCGCCGGACATGGTACAGTCCGTGGCCGGGTGGTCACTGATGGCCACGTTCGTGGCACGGGTCATATTCGTTGCACTGCCTCTACCAGTTTTTACGGTTGTATCCTTGCTAGAATAGATCTTTGAACCGGTGTTGGCTCTGTTATAGTTGAATGCCGGCTGAGTGGTAATAGAATGTGCCAACGATGGTGTTTTCATTACCAAGTCATTACCATGCCCATGTTGTGGTATCACATGCAAGTGAGATGGTATTGAGTCAGTTGTTAAGGAGACACCTTCGCTACCTCCGCTACCGCCTAATAGATAAGTGCCGGAAGAACCTAATGGAACGCTGTTTAACAAATTCGGAATGTTAAATGTATCAACACCGTCACCCGCCCCATAAACGGTGCCGATTGCATCGAACAAATCAGAATAGGTTTGCCTTGAAATAGCAGAACCATCGCAAACAAGATAATTCGGTGGTATTGTTGCACCCGAAAAAAGTATAACTGTTCCAATAGGCATGTCAATCTCCAATGCTTATTATATAGTTAAGCGTTATATACGGTTGCATGTTATTATGAGAGCTACCTGACCCAGTGGTTTCGGAATCAAACGCGCTACAATCTGTTATGGAGCCAGTTTTTGTACACGCAGTCGCACTATGGTTGGCAATTGCCAAATTGGCACTTCTGGACGCAGCAGTTGTGGTGTTTGCATTAGTAATGTCTTTTGTGCCTGATGAATAGTAACTCGTTTGCCGGGAACCGCTAGGAGGGGTGTATGTAAACATCGGCTGCGTTATTGAGTGCACTAATTTAGGCGTAGTCGCCTTTATTGTGTGGGTATGCCCATGTGCGGGTATAGTGTGACTATGAGCCGGCATTTCGTTTGTAAGTAAAGTATGTGTTTCTTCACCACCAGTAGTTCCAATGGTGTGTGTGACTGACGAACCAATTGCCACTCTACCTGAAATGTTTGGGATATTGAAGGTAGTCGAATTATCTCCAGCCCCATAAATAGTCCCAATTGCAGCAAATAGGGATGCGTATGTTGTTCTGGAAATTTCCGAACCATCGCATATTAAAAACCCGTCTGGCGCGGTAGTTCCACCATACATATAAATCAATCCAGCTTCCATTATACGTCCCCTGTACAAATTATGTAGTTGAATACAGTATATGGCTGCATGTTACTGTGGGCCAAGTTACCACCGGAAGCATTCGAATTAAATGCCTCTTTATTTGCAACAGACCCAGACATCATACAGTTAGCAGCTGCGTGTGCAGTAACGGCAACATTGGTACTTCTGGTTGCCGCTACTGAACTACTGCCGGTTACAGCAGTAAAACCGTAGCCGCCAGAAAGTGAGACAAGGTTTATGTTCGGCTTTGCGTAATTGAACGCCGGTTGGGTAATACTGTGGCTGAACGCGGGCGTAGTGGCCCCTATGGTGTCCGCGTGCCCATGCTGTGGCACCTCGTGCACGTGCGCGGGTAATTCCTGCTCCGTCAAGGTAACGGTTTCAGAACCGCCTGTGGAGCCCAACAGGTGTGTGGAAGACATGCCCAGTGGCACCCGGCCAGAAAGGTCCGGGAGGTTGAACGTGGTCGAACCGTCGCCCGCGCCGAACGTGGTACCGATGACTCCAAACAATGTCGCATAGGTAGAACGGGACACGGCGGACCCGTCGCACATGAGGTAGCCCTCGGGTACGGCAGTGCCCGCGAAGGGCATGATGATTCCTGCTGGTTCCATTGCTGCTCCTTAGTTGTTGGCAATGCGGTGGACGCCGACAATCTTGTAGATGTGGAACCACTTTGCGTTAGTCGTTGCAGAGTTTAGTGAACCCTGAACAGTCCAAGTCGTAGTACGAATACCGTTTACGTTTGCGGATGTCCAATACTGAGTAAAATCCGTACCTGCATTTCCGTTCATAAGTACCGGAAGAAACGTGTTTGGTGGTGTATACGTCGTCGTATCCCATTCGAAATAAGCCATGCCGCAGTTTCCGGTTTGGTAGGACGGGAATGTATTATCAGTAGCACAGCAATACACCTTTAATTTCTGGAAATTTGTCGGCAATTCGGACAAATTATACGTGGCAGAACCACCATCGCCGTTAGACTTGAGTCCACTGTACAGCACAGTCTCGTCCACGCCCAAGGCTTCCTTGAGCGCCTGAATCTGTGCGGAGGTAAGGTTGGTAGGCAAGTCCCCAATAGCATCGGAAATACCGGAAGCAACGGCGACACCGCTCTGCGCATTCGCAGAACTTGCGTCATATGTCTGGTCAACGGTTGGTGGAGTCGGCATTGTGATTGCTGCCACGCCGTTGCTTACCACGCTGGATCCGTCCACGGTCACGTCACGGACCGGCACAGCCACGCTAGAAGCAATAGTAATGGTGCTCTGGTTCTCGGTAATCGAAATACCAGTTCCTGCCGTCAGTGTCTTCGGCACCGGCTTGTTCTCGATGTAGGATGGGGCAGAGCTGTCGCTTTCCGTCCAGTCGCTTTGGACCTGCGAGCCACCGCCGGTGGCCCATTCGGGCGTCCCCTGTGAAT